TGCTCTTCCGATCTGGAGGGCAATGGTGCTATTAATTTCGCTATGAAGACCGATGAGAAAATTTGGGACTTTTTAGATAATCGGACAATCAGCATCTTGGAGGATGAGCTTGGTTATAAAAGACCGCAATAAAAGATTCACAAAGATCCGTACGACTCTCAATTTCTAGTCCTGATAAAGGATGGATTTTGGGGGTTTTGAGTTTCCAATAGGGAGAAAAATGATTATGTTCTAACAAAAAAACGATTATGTGTAATTGGTATAAATATGCCAATCACAACAAAACCGGGAATATATCTCATTAGAAATAAAGTCAACAACAAGATATACGTTGGAAAGTCCGTTAATATTAGACAAAGGTTCGGTGCCTATAGAAGCGCGGTTAAAAAATGTAGAACCGATAGCCAAATAATAACAAGAGCAATAAAGAAGTATGGATGGGAAAATTTTAGTATAGAATTACTAGAATGTTTTGACGCTATAGATCATGATTTATTATTGCAAAAAGAGTCTGAATGGATTGCTAAATTAAATACGACTGATAAGAAAATCGGTTACAATATTCGTAGTTATGAAGAGGGGACAAGTAGACAAAGACACTCAGAAGACACTAAATTAAAAATCAAAGCCGCGTTAAAATTACTTGGAGATAGATCTGGGGAAAATTCTCCTAACTATGGCAGTAAACGTAACGATGAAAATAAAATCAATATGTCAATTAGTGCCTTAAATAGAAAACAGGGTAGCAAGAAAACATATTCTCGGAAAGCTTTATCTAGCGACCATAAAATGAAAATTAGAGAGACCTCCTGTAAGTATAAGGTTCCAGTCAAACAAATAGATCGAAAAACTAACGAAACTATTAAAGTTTGGAATTCCGCTAAAGATGCCGCCGAATTTCTAACAGGAAAGAGAAGTAAAGCAAATTGTATTTCTTCGGTTTGCAATAAATATGTAACTAAAAATGGGTATTTAGTAGAGACGGCGTTAGGGTTTAAATGGGGATTTTTAGATAGTATTCAGGAAAATAATGGTAGAATCATATTAGATAATGGAAGAAAAGTGATGAAAAGACCAGTAGAACAGATAGACGCCATTAGTAATCAATCAATCAGAATATGGGATTCCCCGGTCTTGGCGGCAAAAGAATTAGCTAATAAAGGGCAAAGAGCGAGCTTAATAACATTAACCTGTAATTCGTACTTTAAGGGGGTTATAAAGGTAGCGTTGGGTTATAAATGGAGGTGGGTAGATCAAAAAATCGAAGCTATAAAAGACCCAGTTACCCCTAGTGCATTCGCAGCCCAAGTGCCCGTTATATTTCCATAGCGAAGGGTAGTTGGGATATATAAGCTTACATTCTGGTTTCCACCAGCCGAAGCTAATACATTGCGAGGTTGGCCCAAACCTGCACCAAAGTTATACTCGGGGATTGCAGGAAAAGATAATGTTAAATCAAATGATCCAACAGGGGCTATATAGTCATTAGTAGTATTGGGCAAAGACGAATAGTGTCCAAAACTTAAAGTATTGGCCAATCCTGAGTTCAACCCCGAAAACCCTATTAATTGAGTAGGGAAAGTATAAGGCGTGTTTACCAAGTAATTCGTAGAAGCTAATCCAGTACCTTCAGCATTTTCCGCTCTTAAAGCAAAGAAACCGGTGGGGGTATTTGGTGTTACTACTGAAAACATAGTCCCCGCTACATTGCTAGAGTAAGACGAAGCTTCATATTTTAAACCACCATTAACAACCGCCGTAAAGTTAACTCCAGTTAAATTGAAAAAATTTTGTCCGTACCCGAAGATGGTATCCCCAGTTCTTCCAGATAGTGGAGCAAAAGACTGTATAATAGGGGCTGGAAATCTAACAGTTAAGTTTTGATAAGATGGATACGCCGCACCATCTCTATCGTAAATTTGTACTGGCCCACTAAGAGTCCCAGAAGGAACATAACCGCTAAGTATACGATCATTTACCCTATTAAATTCTCCGGTTGTTGTAGAAAAACGGACTAAGTAATTATTACCAATAGTATTATACATTACTTCTGGGATGAAGTTATTACCAGAAATAAGTAGTTGATAGCCGGTATAAACAGTCGATGGAAGTAGCGCGTTTATATTTACGGACGGATGAAAATAGTTATTACTTCGAGCCGTCACTCCAGAATACCCATTAACTCTAATATATCCAAGAACGTTTCCGGAAGGAACAACGGCAGTCATGGCCGTATTACTAGTAATAGAATAGCTAGTTGATTGTAAATTATTGAATGTAACACCAGTAACAGCCATATATCCTTGGCCAGTTAAATAAACAGTGGTTCCAGTAATTCCAGCTAAAGGAGAAAAACTATCTATTTCTGGAATCGGCACAAATTTAGAATGATATGTTCCAGTTTGATTTCTTTGAGAAGATATGACTCTTATATAATCATAAACGGCGTAATTCGGCACAACACTTTGAATATAGCTGTCAGATATAGTAGAAAAACTAGATGTTATTCCTCCAAAAGTAACATCCGAAATCTTATAAAAACCAACTCCAGAAATATCCACAAAACTACCAACATTCCCAGAGATAGGATTCACTGAATCAATTGTTATTCCAGGATCGTTAACTATAAAAGAATCGGACGTATATGATGTTCCACCAAAGGTAGTAACTTTAATTGGTCCACTTGTAGCTCCATAAGGAATTCTTGCGGTTAAAGCTGTTCCGTTATTCTCAGATTGAATTAAATCCCCATTTACTCCGCCAAATTCAACAGAAATTATATTATCGAGGTTCTCTCCATAAATAATAATACCTTCGCCTTGGTCTGTAGATGTAGCCGGATAACCAGATAAAGGATAAGTAACGCCTAATGATGGCGGTAAATCTGTAAAGTTTTGTTTGATATTGATACTTTGGAGTATAGGTTTATCGACTGATGTGGATATTGTTTTTTGTGTAACAAAACCATTTATCTGATAATACTCAAAATCCGCTGGATTGTAAGGATTATTAAGTGTTAATCTAAAATTGGCCGCCAAACCACTAATACTCATGGCTTGATCTAAATTGTCACAAGTAACTTCTGAAGAGATAGTTTTTTCTCCAAAAGCTATTCTATAAGGAATTGTATCCTGTTGTCTATATACCGGAACTATAGATGAGTCGTAATTATAAGAAAAAGAAGTAATGTTTGATGAAGGAATGTTTGTAACGTCTCCAGCTATTCCTGAAAAAGATGCGTCTGAAAATCTTAAAACTGGAACAGTGATATTTGTGGAAGATGTCGGAGAGAAAGACCCGTTTGGTTGGTCAAAAAACAATATTTCTGAGTTAATTAATGCCGGACCAAAAGCTGACGCATTTAATGAATAAGACTTTAAGTAACCACCTGTAAACGTTATTCCGCCAAAGTTTCCAGATGATGGGGTATCTTCTTCTAAAATTAAATCTTTTATAAAATCGTTCCCAGTCAAATAATGAGAAAACTTAAAAGACCCTTCTAATGGGCCTCCAGGAACATAACCAAAACTATGGCGCTTATCTGAAAGGTATGTAGTTGCTAGGCTGTTTTCGCAATTAATACTAGCTTCTGTAGCAAAAACGGTTCTACCATTTATCTGAATCGGACATTGCTTGTAAGAATAAAACATTAGAAGTATCTAGTTAAAGTGGTGTTTGTTCTAACTATATCTTTGGTTTGAATGGAAACGGAACTAGATATAACCTTAGAGTTATCCATATTTATATTTATGTGGTTTCCAGAATTACCACAAAAAGTATCTAAACTGCTTATATTAAAATTAGTTCTACTTAATCCAGTTAAATAATTAGAAACATCTGTTCCTGAAAAAGTTGGTTTTATAAAAGTATCTTTAACAAAAGAAAAAGTTTCTTGTCCGCCATGAAAAAGAACGTTTACAGGATTGGCCGTTCCCATTTTATAGACCGGCTCCCATTTCGCTGAAAAATCATAGGAAAAACCAAGCGTTCTATTATTTGACTGATCTGTAGTGGACGTTATGTTTGTAGTCCAACCATGCCCAACTCCACTTGCGTTAGTTCCGCTATAATTTGCATTAAATAACTTTTCTCTTAACTCTCCACCCAACGGCGTAAAACATACATAAGAAGCGTTAGCTTTAATGAGAGAATTTGGTTCTGTTCTTAAAGAATATCTTTCAAGATATGCCGGGGCTCCTAATCCAGCTATTTTTATACCTACTGGACTTGGGGTATCGGACAAATAACTTCTTAATCCAGAAGATATTGCATAATTCGGTTCTCTATCGGTTTTTAAATAGTAATCTATTGAAATAGTTGTTTTTAATGGCCCGGATGGAACTTGATCCTGAGATCCTCTATGACCCAGCGAATAGGCTGGAGATAGAGAAAGAGACGATTCTATAGATGCTGACTCTGCTAAAATACCTGTAGTAGAAATTTTAACTTCGCAATTATAAAAAGTTACGGCCATTACAAATAAATATTACACGATTATCCTTTAAAGTGTAATTTTCCTTATGGCAGTAGGATATTTAGAAATCAATATAGGGACAACGGCCAATGATGGGACAGGGGATTCTATTAGAAATTCGTTCTCTAAAATAAACGATAACTATACTGGAATTTTCACACACAGAAGTATAAATGCCGTTAGTCCAACTGGCTTACTAACACCTTCTTGGCTTGGAGAAGAAATAATGACAACGATGTCTGGCAACGCTTGGTGGAAGTCCGTTTCCGCAACATCTCCTACTGGATGGTTATTGATAAGTAATTTTGGTTTCGGAACCGAGGATTGGGGAACTATACCCTAATTAATAAGAGTAATCTGCTGAAAATTCAGTAGTATCCGCTGTAACTAAAGTGCAGTCAGCGCGAAATCCTGGAATTGCCGATGTCGGTGGTTCAATATAAGTTCTATATTTAAATTCAAGACTTGCATTAGAATTTACATCAATTGATCTACTTATTCCTTGTAACCTCATATTATTAAACGAATAAGAAATTATTGTGGAATTAGTTTGGTAGTTTTTAAATGTTAAGGTTAAGTTTTTACTAACCGGAGAACATGGGTAGCTATTAAGTCTATAAGCTAAGTAATCGTTAACATCTATCGTAAAGCTAGCGTTTACTTCTATTGGTTGACCTTGATCTACCAAATAAGGTGTTCTTGAACCTAATGAATAAATAGGATTTCTAGGCGTATTTATGTTTACCTGGAATGATTGAAGTCTATTGGTTGTAAAATCATCAAGATTGACATCAATTGTGCTATAAGAAGCTATATTTGGATTTAAAGTGGAATTATAAGCTTCTATAGCGGCGAAATCTGTATCAGTAGACACCGAATATCCGTCCGGAAAGTATCCAGCGTTACCAAGAACTAAAAACTCCGTAGACACTTCTGGAATCTGTCCTATTCCACATTTTATACTATAAGACGTTAAGTAAGCATTAGTAAAAGAAAAATTTTCACTACCAGGAGAACTAGACGAATTAACAATATAACCATTTATACTAGTATTTCCCGTATAATTAATAAAAACATCTGCGTTTAATACTAAAGAGTTTATTGAAACCGTTGCTATTTGTGGTTGTGTAGGAAATTCTAGAGTATTGGTCATTCCCAAGTGCTCTAGCGAGGTAGCACCTAAATTGTAATTAACATTAATAGACTGAATACCATAAACCTCACTTCCGCCAATAAAAAATCTTTGATCTTGACGACGCTGTCTTGACGGTATGACTATAGAATTAGACACTAGCTATAATTACACGATAAAAGTGTAAATAATTCGATAAGATGAGCACATCAATTTACTCTATATCGGTTTATACACCAAGTACTACGTATCAATTAAATGATGTGGCAAGCTATTCTGGGTCTTGGAACTCACTAACTGTTTCTGGATATCTTTATTGTATTGTTGCTGGATTAGGTAGTTCATCTACCCCATCCAGTACTCAATGGGATGGTTTTGTTACTCATAACAATGAAGTTAAGACTAAATTTATATGGACACCTAGTTACGGTGCTCCGACAAATCAAAACCCAAAAGTATTAAGTGTGCGTTTTGGTGACGGATACGAGAGTAGAATATCGGATGGTATTAATAATGATCTTATTAAACTTGATTTAGTTTTTGAAAATCGAGGAATTAATGAAACAACGGCTATCCTCCATTTTCTAACACAAAGAAACGGTCGCGAAAGCTTCGTTTTTACTCCGCAACCGCCATATACTTCAACCAAAAAATTCATATGTCGAGACTGGAGAAATGCTCAAAATTTCTACGGAAACTATACTATCAATGCTAATTTTGAAGAGGTGGTTAACTAAATAGGTTAAAATGACTCCAGTTCAAGCACAAACAAGCGTAAAAAATCTTAATGCTGAGGTCCAATCTTTAAATCCATCAGCTTTAATCACGATGTTTGAACTAGATCTATCGAATGTTATATTTAATTCAGTGGTTTTAAATAGTTCTGAAAAAATATTTAGATTTCATTCAGAGTTAAAAATTACTAACACGGATATATTTTGGCAAGGAAATAGATATATAGCAGCGCCAATCATGGCTTCTGGTTTTGAATATACTACTAAAGGATCTACGCCAACACCAAAACTGTCAATAGTTGTAAACGATTCGGCAATAGATACCTTCTCCACATTAAGACAGAAAATAAGAGAGTTGGGGGATATAGTTGGCGCTAAATTAACAAGAATTAGAACTTTTGCTAAATACTTGGACTACAACAACTTCCCGAATCCAAACACACGCCCTTCCGGTTTTTCTCCAGACCCATACTCCGAATTTCCAAGAGACATTTATTACATAGAACGAAAAAGCCAGGAAAACAAATTAGCTATTGAATATGAACTAACATCAATATCTGACGTTCAAGGAATAAAATTACCTGGAAGATTAGTTACTAGTAATAGATGCACCTGGACATATAGGGGCGCGGGATGTTTTTATGAATACGAAGACCCCGATAACTTATTTAGACAAAGAGCTACGTCAATTCATGATGGAGCTTCTTTACCAACACAAGCACCAGCTATAGCCAATAATAAAGATGAGTTAATTTTCGGGACAATTTTATCAACAACGCAATTAACCAGTCCTGTAGATAAGGGGGAATGGGATTCGGACTCTACCTACTCCCTTGGGGATCAGGTCTATTTATTAATAAATCTTGTTAAATACTACTTTGTAGCTAAAAAATCTGTCCCAAATGGAACATCTTACGCTCCACCAAACGAAACTTATTGGATTGCGGACGAATGCTCTAAATCCATAA